ATCAATTACTAGAACGTGAATTTCATCTTTGATTGAAATACCGGTTAGTGCTTCTGCCCACGGAGATGTTCCTGGCAAACCATCAAAGTTTCCGATATAATCAATATATTGATTGATATTGCTATCAGTGTCATTACCGTATGTCGCAGTGGCATAGTAATCAAGTACAACTACTTTGATACTGTTACCAAGTTCGCCTGGATATTTTGCAGCCCAGAACCCATTACCCACCACCGCGGTATATGCTCTAAATGAAGTTAATCCGCAAAGATCTTCTCCAGCAACAGGATCATTACCAGAGGTTGCCGTGTAAGATCCACCACCATCATTAATAAATCTTACAATTTTGATGTTATTTCCGTAGGATAGGAAATTGGCAGCAGACCACCACCATCTGTTGTATTTTGCTAAATCTGCACTGGTTGAACCTCTTGCTGGCTTATAAAATACTTCTGAAAGTTCTTTTTCGCTAGTAATTGTCACTGGCTCGTTGCCTGGACCCCATTGGAACAAACCAACCATACCCGCTGGTGTGGTTGCGATTGCTGGCACCAAAAGTGTGACATCTTTTTCTGTTACATTTACGCCTGGGCTAATTTGAATTGCCATTGTTTCTCCTTCTAGACGCCGTGTGTTATTTCTATAATTAGAAAATACTATTTGCTAGGAATATGTATAATTTTATGGTGTTTCGATTTTTCACAAAATAGTGCTGCCAAATTCACCACCAAACCCATCATCTTCCCCATAGTCCACATTACTTAAGAATCCAAAAGGCATAACTTCCTCTTCAATTGCGTCGATTTGCTTTTGAAATAGTGTCTTTCTTATGTCCAAATCTGTTAAGTCCTTGAAGTAGGTTTGGGTACTTAACCATCCAAAAAGCACTAAGCACATTATTAAATCGTCATTACTTCCAGTGTCCGCTTCATATGAATTATTTTTTGAAATAAAAGTAACAAGTTCTCGCATGATATCAATGTCGTTGAGTACCAGTTTGTCACTTTCTATCATGCTCTTCAATACGGAGCATCCCAGACGCTTTACAACCTTTGTGGTACGAACTCCCAACTGTGTATCGGAATTACCAAATCCACCGTCTAGAGTCTGACCCTTTCTTCCACGCACAGATGATATTAGAACATTTTCATACTCAAGTTCTTTGTATAAGATATCAGCAACTTGTCCGCCAATATCGTTAATTTCTACCAATACGAATGCTTCGTTATATTCCCTAGAAGTATTCATGATTATATTTGGATATACCATAGGGGAAATCATATTGTTTTTGAATACTGCTACCACTTTATAGGGCATTTCAGTAACATCAAGTACACAAAATGCGCTATAGTCTAACCCCTGGCCGCGGGAAGTGTCCACCAAAGTCAAGTAACTGTGTTTTTCTTTTGGTTTTTCGTATACCTTTAATCCGTCATCATTTTTGTAAATTGGATTACGGAACACCAGAGTTTTTAATTTATTGGCGCTAATTAGCGTATTTGTTGAACCAATGAAATCACATTCGTGTTCTGTGCGGAATTTGTCCTCAGAACCTAAATTTCTTATTTCTTGTTCTCTCCACGCTTGATCTCTGCCCGGTACTTGACTCCAGTGTATCTCTACATTTTTAAAATCATTGCGGTGTTCGGCAGAGTCTACCCAAATTTTGTAAAACAGATTCAAACCATTTGGTGTAGAAATAATTACCAGTTTTGTGGTTTTACCGGAAGTAATAGTTGGAAACACAGAGGTATAGAAGTCATTTGCAATGTTTTCTGGAACGTGTGCGAACTCGTCCAACATGATTAAATTAAAAGATCCACCACGAATAGCAGAAGCAGAAGTGGCAGCAGCAATAATTCTGGAACCGTTTTCCAGTTCTATGCTCATTTTGTTCCATTCTTTAATTCCCTGCTGCAACCATTTTGGAAGATACTCATAAGCAACTTTCAATCTATCCATGTGCAATTTTGCTACAGTTTGCTTGTTTGCAAGAATGGCAACATTACTCGTTGGATTAAAAAGAATATACCACAAAATATAAGCAACTAATGTAGTAGATTTACCGCACTGACGAGGCATTTTACCGATGGTAAACCGATTATCGTTGATTGTTCTCACAAACAACTCTTGAAAATCAAACATATCAAAGTTTACAAGTCCCTTGTCTAGACTAACAATCTTGACATAGTTTCTTATAAAGTAAATAGGATCTTGCGAGCATTTTACATATTCTTCTACTTGTTCAGGAGTAAAAGAAACGTTTACATTTGCTCGTTTAAGATTTGGATTTCCTAGATATGTTTTTTCTTTATTCTGCATCTATAATATCGCCATCATTTTCTAACTTCTCAATCTCTTTCATTTTACCGCGTAATAGTTTTTGTAATTCTGCGGTACTTCCAACAAATATAGAATTATTTGTTATGGTGTTTCCGTTATTTGTTGGTTGTGCTTGCTCACCTTTTATTGTTTTCATTTTATTGTGCATATCCAACAAATCTTTGTTGGTTTCTGCTACCGTCTTTATCAATTGTGCAAGAACTTCGTATGCTCTTGGTTGTTCAGTTTCTGAAGCTAAATTTAAAATACCATCAATAGCACCTGTGCCTTTATTGATTAGTTCTTTTAGATTTTCTCTTACTGCAAGATAATCTTTATCCAAATCATCTTTGTCAACTTTTATTTCGGTGACTTTTTGTAGTTGCTTTGGTTCTTCTTGCTTTGCTGGTTCTATATTGAAATGTTTTTCAAGTTCATCAAATGACATAATTTATCCATTAATATTCTGTGATTGTTTCTTTTATATCGTAGTCATCACTTGGTACTACTTGTATTCCAGACTTTAATTCAATTTTATCGCCATTAGTATCTAGGACATAATCGTTATTGGTGTCCTTAAGATAAACCACAGGTTCTATGTGAATATTTACTAGTTTCTTTGCCATATTAATCTAAGTTGAAAAGGTTAACATCAATTGTCTTGATGAGTCCTGCTTCCTTAACAGGTCCATAGTAATAAGTTCTGGCAGTAAATTGCAATTCAAATATAATAGTTCTTGGATTGTCGTCTTTGAACGATCCTTCAAACTGTTGATCCGTGTTTGTGTTTACCAGCGTAATTGGAACATCCAGTTTTTCATAACCATCCCCCAAAACTCCAGGTTTTATTGTTATTGTGAATTCTGGAGTAAAGAACGGAAAAATTTGTTCTATGATTTTTAATCCGTCATCCATATTTCTACTGTATATGAACAACGAATAATTTAATTTATAGGGAACTTCGTTAAAGTGATAATTAATAATTATGTCACCATTTTGTTGTACTTTTTCTGCTCTTCTTTTAACTAAACTATTTCGTTTTCTTTCAGTGTCATACTCAAGACCTGTCATCATAAAAGACATTCTTGGTAGAGTTAATTGAACTGCATAAGCATTTGGATCGTCTAATTCCAACTCCAAACGTTCCATCATTCTTTCTTTGGGAGCATATGTTAAGGGAATTTTAATCTTTTTGTAAGTATTACCAGCACCACGCTCAATATAAATGTTATTAAACAGCGTACCAAAAGCCGCTGTTATTTTCTTTGTTATGCCGTGGTAAAAGGTGGTAAACATTAATACTTGTTCTCCGAGAACGGATCAATTTCGGTAAAGTCAATAAGATCTCTTGTTTCTGTTTGAAGCGTAGCATTATCGCTTGGTTGTCTTTGATCTTGCACAGAGGTTATAGTATCATCTACTATACCATCAGAATTATAATCTAATTGTTCTGTAACAGTTTGCGACGCATTTGTTTGGATAGAATCTATTGCAGAAATGCCAGTATTCAAATTTTCGTAAGAATACTTGAAGAGTTCGCATTCTAATTTGTAAGTATAGAGTTTACCGAATTGGTAAAATACTTCTTTATTGTCTACAAATTTGATTTCAAACAATGACTTTGAAAATGGATGGTATATTAAATCACCTTCCATTGGATTTGTTATTTGAACTGGTCTATCAGCCATTACTTCAAATTTTGCTGCTTCTCTTTGGAATCTTCTCTTAGAAACAACAAGACTTAAAGTGTCTCTTATTTCCAATCCAAATTTAGAAATAATTTCACGTTCTCCAGAAAAACCAGAGTAATTATCCATGAACATTTCTATTTCTATTGCATCTTTAAAATAAGTCGTAGGATCTTCACCAAAAAGTTGATCTAAATTTGCAAATCTTCTTGGTATATAATAGACATTAATTCCATTAATTTTAATGGATTCCTCAATCAGATCCTCCATGAGGGTCTGTTGTGGTGTATAGGAATAATTATTAAAATGCGGATTTAATGCCATTTTATCCTATAAATCCTTGTGGTGGAAGTTCGTATCTGTCTTGTACTTGATCTTCTATCTTTTCTATCTCTGCTTTTGCTTCCGAAGCCATGTTTGTACCACTAAACGAAACACCACCTGGCAAACTCATACCTGAGAACTTGGAAAGATTCAACCCCCACTGATACTTTATCAAAGCAGTAAGATACATCTTTAAAAGACGATCATTATAAATTTCCGGATACAAAGATGGATCTAGTATTCGGTATGCTTCAAATACCAAATAGTCACCCTTTGTCATTTTTTCTTTCCAATTCGTTTCTACATAAATCCTATTTGTAACTCTGCTAAACTCTATAGATTTTTCAGGAGTCAACATGTCCTGAAGCATCTGCATGTGGCTTCGCGTAAGATTGTATCCTATTAAAGAATCACCATAAGTATTGGTTCTTAAACCATACAAATCATTTAATGCAATTTGATATTTTGCGTCAAACATACCCAAACCACCCAGAGTATCAAACAACTGGAAGCAACGAACAACACTTATTATGGAATTACCATCTGGATCTAGTGCTGGAGCTGCTTCGATTGCTCTAACCCCATCTTCTTGTGGCGCAGCAGCAGTTGGTTCTGTTAATAGAACATATCCTCTATCAATATCGGTTTGGGTTACTTGTTTTTTCAAATATACCCGTTCAACACCGTCAAAATGATATTCGGCAAAAAACTGTAAAGCATCGTCCACACGATCTTCGATTTGCGAGTCGTCCACGTTTATCTGGACAACAGGATAACCGAGTCGTCTTAGACAATATTCTTTAAGTTGTTCCCTCGTTGAAGGTTTTGCCATATGTAAAATCTCCTTGGTTCTACATTATTTATAAAACCAAGGAGATCCTTTTAAATTGTTTTGTTAACTTAAGAGTTAAACAAGTAGTTAATTTTGGACAAATCAGAAACCGAAAGTTTGATATTATCACCTAAAGAATCAACTTCAATTGGTTCCCATGTAACTTCAATTTCGTCATTTAGGAATTCGCTAAATTCTTTTACAAAAACTTCTTTATTTTGATCGGATACGGTATTTCCGTCCTCGGAATATTGTTTGACTAACTTTAAACGCTGTTCTTCTACTAATTTTACTTCAGAATTCAAAGTGTTTAGTAATTTCATCAGTTTAAATGAAATTTTGGTGGGAAGTGGTTCTTCTACTAATTTGTTTAAAACACTGACAGATCCATAAATATCAATCAATCGAACTTTCATAATTTCTCCTTATAATGTAACCGTGTGCATATTATATATGTAACTAAATAAAAGTCAAGTAATGACTGTTTGTGGTTTGTAGTATTTATTCAAGAATTTTTGATATGTCAAATTAGGATTTCGTATGAACATGTAATAGTATCTAGCCAATGGCACACCACTTACAAGTACCTGTGTATCATAACGAAAAGATTTTTGAGTTCTTGTTTGTGAAAAATCTGTAGTTTCCTGAGTTACGATTGCTGTTCCACCCTGATCTACTGGAACATTATTATTACTAGTAAGAACATCCACAAATCCACATCCATTTGCTCCCGTTCCACTAACAACATCTATTCCATTTTGTACGGTGCTATCAATTACCAATTCTTGATAAACAGGATGTTCAAAATATCTAATAGGATTTATTGTACTTGGATTTGCTATGCCTGTTGAATATGATAAGTTTTCCATATTTTTACAAGCAAACTGAACGGGATAAAACTGTATACCTTTCAATATTTTTCTTAAATTTTGTATTTTTAGTGCATCGTTTTTATTTGAAATTACTGTTGCACATCTATCGGCGGTAAAATCCAATTCTATTACGATGTAGTGCGTTGATAATTCTGTTGGATAACCAGAAAAACTCCACCATATTAATGGATATTGCCCCAAAGATGCCGGAGATGTAACGGAAGGTATTCCTATACCAGCAGCAGGATAGATGTTTAATTGTGGAGAAGGACCGGATGGATTAGCATCAAATCTGTTTTCTTCATAATAGAATGAATTCGAAGAAACAAATACTCTTTCTGTCAATTCAAGTGGTAATCCATTTTTAATATTTTGTCCAAAGAATCCACTTATAGCTCTCCACACTGAAAGTTCCTCTGCACTTAAACTAGAACCAGCATCATCGGCAAAAGTATCAGGTCCTGCATTAATAAAAGCGTCTATGTTTGCATTTGAAGAATTTTCAGCAAACATTTTTACTATTTTTGACTTTAATGAAGGGTGCAGTGTAACATATGCTGGAATTGTATATCTTATAAAAACTGTAGACTGAGTGCCAGGATTTTCAACACCTATAACTGCACCCGTGCCTATATTATCAAAAAAGTCAAATTTTGTACTGGGGGGTGTTAAAGAATTAATTGGTGGTATTTGATAAATATGCCGACACATATCTGTTGTATTCGACGTATTTGATTCAATCGGACCATAAAAACAACTAGTACAACAATCTTGCGCTTTTGCATCTGATAAAACATCTGGAATAGTTTTACCAGTTGCTCCATTTTCATAATAAAGAATCCACGAATATGGATTTATTCCAGACCAATCTGTTTGATCTGTGCCACCAACAAATAAACGACAATCATCACCTACCGCACCATTATTTGAAGCAGGGAATGATCCGCTATCGGGTGGAGCAAATATGTCTCCAGATATACACGGGTCTACATTTGGACCACTCGGAATTATTGAATTAAAAAATTGCTGACTGCCTCCGGCTCCCCAATTCCAACAAGTAGAAAGTGCCCATTTTTCGTAAAAAGACTGTGTAAATATTCCACCACAATATTCCTGCCCACACAGACTATTTTGATTAAATCCTTGACCGCCCGGTTTAATATCGGGTGCATCCAGCAAAACTGCACGATTATAAAAAGGATATATGGTGCTTGCTCGTGTTTGAGCAAGAGTTGCCGGAGCAAATCTTTGATCATATCCACCAAAAGGCACAAGAACTTCTCCTGTGTCTGGATTTGTGTAATTTACATTATGTGTTGTCCATAAAATTTGAGGCATGTTCAGTATTGAAAATACCGTGCTTCTTTTATTGTTGGTTTTATAATCTACAATAATATATCCAGGCAACATAGGATAATTTGTTAGATTTTGATAACCTTCAGGTCCGGCAAGAAGATTGCCCATAAGAACAGAAAATGTTGTATTTGTGGGGAAGCTAACATCTGAAGCACACCACCGACAAAAATCAGACGAAGATGAGTCATTTAAATTTTGTTCAAGTGTATTATAATATGTTTGTTGTGTTTCTTGATTTAAATTGTTGGTTTTTAATATTTCGTATTTTGTAGAAATTTTTGACCAATATGATTTATTTATTTCTATTGGTGGAGTTTGACTGTTGGAAATCTGTAATGTACTAAATGCTGGAAACGAAGCATAGGAAGTACCACTGCTAACCAAATAATTTCCTGTATTTACACTAACAGAACCAACAGAAAAATAATAAACACTTCCAGCAGTACAACTTGGACACAAATCACCAACAACTACAGTAGTATTATCAAAAACAAGTATAGGATTGCCACTAGAATCTCTTACATATATTTTTGAGATTTCTTGAGGATTTCCTGAACTGTCTCTGACAAATATCCGAGATATTTCTCTTGGAGTATTTCCACTGTCTCTTACAAACATAATTTATGGTTTCCTTATCAGAATTATTTGTCCGGGTGGACCTGGAGGCCAAGCAGCAGGATTTGTTGTGTCCGTGTCGCTCGGAACAACCAAATACAAAGGTCCTTTTATGGAAGCGGTAACACTACTGGTATAATTTGTTGTGTTATAAGCAGTTGCGCCACTGTACAGAAGTGCTTTAGAAACACCGCTCAGATCAAAATCATATTGACCATCACCATCTACTATACCAATAGTATTTAGCATGGTTGGTTTACCACGAGCAACACCTCCTACTTGCCATGCTGATATAGGATCAGTTCCTATTGATGCTGTTGTATTTGATTGAACACTGTCAACAGAATCGTGAGTAGATGAGTGACTCGAAATTGTCAATCCAGTAATATTTGCATTTGCAAAATTAATGTTTCTTTGTGTTTCTCCAACAACACCAAAATCAACATCACTATCAAATACTACTTTTTTGTTTGAGCCGGTTCCCGGAGTTGTAATTCTAATTTCTCCATCTGCATCAAAATCTTGTATTAAAAGTCTAGTTATTGGTGACAACCCAAATTTAAACTCAAAAATACTATCAAGATGCATATTAATATTTGCACCACCAACACCGTTCACAGAGGTTGCACCAAAAGTAACAGTATTACCAACTACTGCCGCAAATTTGAATATATCAGAATTTGCTCTAAGAT